GTCGGTTGCGCACGAAACCATTTCAGGAAAACGGGAACCGTGCTAGGAATCCGGACCCGCTAGCGTCCTCCGGTCGCGATGGCATGACGCGACTAACTAGCGGGGCACGGCTGACAGCAAGGCCCCGGGGCCCCGGCGCGGGCGCGCCTAACCACCCGCCCGCGCCGGATAAGCCCGCAATCCGTAATCGCGTCGTTAAGGAGTAAGCCGACATGGCCCGCAGGCCCACCGCTACGATTTTGAAATTGATAAAGGGCGACGCGCACGTGGACCGGCACCGCGAGGACGCGCCGAAAATTGACGACTTGCCGCGCATCCCGCCCGGTTGCGTGCTCGCGGACGATGAAAAAGCGATGTGGGACTGGCTGTTAGAAAACGTCGCTATCCCCGGCGTGCACGGAACGAGCGACGGCGCGGCGTTCGTCAAGATTGCGCGTCTATGGGCCCGCGTTAATCAGGTCGACGCGAAGTTAGTTAGCCAGGGGCTCGTTATGAAATCGCCGGAGGGCAAACCGGAGTTGCAACCCTATACGCGATTATCCCGCGACCTCTGGCAACAATTGGGAATAGCGCTCGCGGAAGTCGGCGCGACCCCGGCGGGCCGCGTCAAAATTTCAGGCCCGCGCGGAAAGTCCGCGCCGGGAGAGGTGACCTCATGGGACGCGATAGATTGACGCAAGAAGCCCCGGACCCCACGGACCCGTTCACGACTTACGCGCGTATCGCGACTTACGAACCGGGGTCCTGGTCCGCTAACGAGCGGGTAATAGTGGCGTTAGGCGACGAAGTGATCCGCCTGCGCGCGATTGTTAGGCACGCGGGCCTGGATACCCCGCACCAAAGGACGGACGCGAAAGCGCCCCGCGAACGTTGAACCCGCTTCCGCCGATCACGAACGACACGGAACACGCGGAAGCGGTCCTGGAATTGTCCGCGCTCATGGAATTGAACCCGGACCCGCCTTACGAAAGCGACAGCGGGCAACGGCTGCGCGCGCTCGCGGAGGTTATCGAGGTCTATGAAAAAACCCGCTGGCCGATCTAACAAGCCGCGCCGCTGCAGGCGGGCGGCGCCGTGCGCGCTTGAGGTCCCGGCGCGCATCATTTACGCGCACTTACGGCTAATCGTCGCGACGCCGCCCGCCACGACCGAATGCGCGCGCCTGTACTTGCGCGGGATGTTCCCGCCCTGCGGCGGCGACCGCTTGTGGAGTGCGCCCTGGTGGCCGGAGTTCGACACATAAAAAGTTCGGGCGCATGATCGCGCCCGATTTCGTTAGCAGAATCGCAAAAGGAGTGCGCCGCCGTGAAATATTCGTGGCCTTATCAGTCGACCCCCTATCTATCCGCCCTGCCCGGCGTCGCCGGTTTCGGGCTTGACGTGAGCAACGGGGACCTTCCTTCTAAACTTTATTTCGTTACGTCCCGCGACGAGGGCGACGAGGGCGGGCCCGATGAGCGCGGCCCTAACTGTTACTCCGGAACGCTGCGTTACTGCTGGCGGGCGGACCAGGGCGAGGACTTCCATAAATATATAATTCCGCTTGTCGGCGGTTACGCCTATCTAGGGCGCGCGGTCCTAAGCGCGTCGGGCCGTGGGCATTTCGATTACATAGGGCAGGCGGCGCCGGGCGCCGGATTGTTCGTGCAATGCGGGTGCCTAAACGTCAACGGCGGCGCGAACGTGCGCGTATGGCACTTGCCCTCCTGGGTGGGTGACCTTCCTAGCGCCGACGGCGTGACTAACTTTCACGTCGGCAACCGCGACGCGTTGCAGGCGAGCGCGGACGGGCAGCTTTCCGGCGGAATCGCGTTCATAAATTGCGAGGGCCGGTTTTCAATGGACGAAGCCGTACAGATTTTTTACGCGGCTTACGGAATCTCCTGGATTCGCGGTGCGGTATACGACCCGCTGCATATCCCGCCGGGATGGGGCGACCCGGATCAAAGCAATCATGCGGAGGGCGAGGACCACGGCTACGGGCACATTATCGGCGGGTCCGACTATTGCGACTTCTCACTAGTTAGTCAGTCGCTATACGCGCACACGACGGACCGCAATCCGCTGGTTTCCGCTAACAAACACTCGCAAGTAAATTGTTTGCTCTACGATCACGGGCGCCCGGGTGGCGGCAAAGGGTCCGGGCTCAAAGTCTCCGATAACGGCGGCTTTAACGAGGCGGCGGGTAAACCTATGCATTGCAATATGGTGGGCTGCGTATCCGTGCGCGGGCCTAACAACAACGACAGCCTAAACTTTGCGGAAGTCGTTAACGAGGTCTTAGACGGATCGGGCGCACACTCCGCGCATAACAGCGTATTCGGATGGCCTAGCCCGGACAGCCAGGACGCCTTTTTTACACGCTACCCCGATAACTACGTAATGGCGCCGACGTTGCGCCGGATCGCGTGGCCCGCCGGTCTAGGCGCTAACTATTCCGGCGTCCTCAAGCCGTGCGCGCATCCGTTGAACCCGACGCGCCAGGAGGGGCTAGCGTTCGCGGAGTTGATCCGCACCACCGTAGGGTGCAAGCCCGCGCGCCGCTACATGTACGCGGGCGGGGTCAATAAAGTCTGCGATCAAATCGACGCCGCGATCCGGGGACTAACTAGCGAGTCGCAATGGGTTAACACGGTCGACGAGGCGGGCGGCTGGCCCGACATACCCGCCGTATCCGTCGACCCGGCGAACCCGGGCGACGAGTACCCGGAGCCGTTGCCGATGGGCGCGGACCGCGACGAGGTGTTACTAGACGGGACGTTCTCTAACGGCGCGTCGAAAGTCGGTTACAGCCGCATTCGCGCCTGGACAATTGAAAAATATTTCCATGACATGGGTAGATAGGGAGAGCGCGTGGAAAGGTCTGCTATTCCGGAGTCCGTAACAATCGTGCATACACCGACATTGCAGGGGACGCCGCGCATGGCGGGCGCGTATTGGATCGGGGGAGTAAGTCGCGGCGTAGGATTTTGCTTAGAGCGGCGCCCCCTCTGGCTGCATCGCGTTACGATGCGGGCGGTATTCGGGTGGGAATGGCGGGACGCTGACGAGGTGCGCCCGCCGCCGCGATAGTTAGGCAAGCGGGCAAGTAGCGGGCGACGGTTGCATCCGGTCCCGCGCGTCAGGGGCGCGCGTGGATCAAATCGACATACCAGGAACCGACGGACCCCCGAAAAAAAAGCGCGGACGCCCGCGCATGTACACGGACGCGGAAGCAAAGCGCGCCGCCCGTGTCGCCGCCCGGCGCGAGGCGCGGCGCAAGGATCGCGAAAAAGCCGACGCGGAACCCGACAAGCCGGACGCGGAACCCGACGCCCTCCGGGCGCGCGCCGTGCAAGTGCGGTTAGCAGCCCTCGCGCCCAAAGCCCCGGACCTAAACGTCAGGGACGACGATCTAAAGGACATTGCGGGCGACTATCCGAACGTCGCGGAGGCGTTGCAATACGTACGCGACGTACTAGCTAGTCGCATTCCGTCATGCTCCTGGGTGCGCCTCGCGTGCGAGCGGCACGAACGCGACGTAGCGCGTATAGAGGACGACGCCTGGGCGTACACGTTCGACGCGAAACGAGCGGAGCGCGCGTTATCGGCCATCCAAATGTTCCGCGAGATACGCGGGCCGCGCGCCGGAAAGCGGTTCCGGTTCGGACCTTGGCAACGGTTCCTAGTCGGCGCGATGTTCGGGTGGGTTAACAAGGCTACGGGTATGCGTCGCTTTCGTTATGTGTTCCTGGCCGTGCCGAAAGGGAACGGGAAATCCTCGTTAGCGGCAACGATTGCGCTGTATATGCTCGCGCTAGATAGGGAGGGCGGCGCGGAGGTGTACGCCGCAGCGGTTACGCGGGATCAGGCGCGCATCGTTTTCAATCTCGCGCAACACATGGCCCGGCAGGACGGCGCGTTCCGCGCGAAATACGGCGTAGAAGTCGGCGCGCACGCGATAACGCAGGGCTCCACCGCGTCTATCTGCCGCCCGCTGTCGCGCGACGCGAACGCGTTAGACGGGCTTAACATCCACCTAGCGGTGTTAGACGAACTCGCCGCGCATAAGTCCCGCGAGGTGCACGACGTTTTACTAACCGCCACGGGCAAGCGTGCGCAAAGCATGATCCTATCTATTACGACGGCGGGGAATAACCAGTCCGGAATCGGTTACGAGCAATGGAAATATGCGCAGCGTGTCCTTTCGCAGGAAACCGCGGACGAGTCGTTCCTAGGTCTCATATACACAATCGACGACGCCGACGACTGGCAATCCCCGGAGTCCTGGCAAAAGGCAAATCCTAACTACGGCGTGAGCGTATACCCCGAACAATTAGCGGACCTCGCGCACCGCGCCTCACAGATAGCTAGTCAGCAAAACGCGTTTAAGCAAAAGCACCTAAACCTATGGACTAACGCGTCAGTCTCCTGGATGAATATGATTTCCTGGGACGCGTGCGCGGACCCGACGCTAACGGAAAATGATTTCAAGGCGGAGCAATGCGTATTAGGCCTAGACCTCGCGGCGAAAATTGACCTAGCCGCGCGCGTTAAGCTGTTCGCGCGCACCATCGAAGGGGTTACGCACTATTACGTTTTCGCGCAGTTCTATCTACCGGAGGCAACAATCTTTGAGGGCATTAACGCGAGCTATCAGACATGGCACGCCGACAACTGGATAACGGGCACGCCCGGGGAGGTAATCGACTTCGAGCGCATCCAGGCCGATATTCTGCAGGACGCGACGGACCATCAAGTAATCGACGTAGCTTACGACCCGTGGCAGGCGTTAAAACTAGCTAGCGAGCTTGCGCAAAAGGACCTGCCCGTTATCGAGTACCGCCCGACGGTCGCGAACTTTTCCCCGGCCATGAAGGAAATAGACGCGTTAGTTAGACAACGGCGCTTACACCACGACGGGAACCCGGTGTTACGGTGGAATATTTCCTGCGTCGAAGTCGCGGAGGATTTCAAAGGAAACATTTTCCCGCGCAAGGACAAGGACAACCCGCAACAAAAGATAGACGGACTAATAGCG